AATTCTGCTGCTTCTTGTGAATCAAATTCGTATTTACTAATTTTCATATTTATTAATTTATATTGTTGTTAATGCTGCTAATTCGCTATCTGTTAAGGATGCGTTATATAATTTTGAATCTAATATTTTTACTGACGGAAGAAAGGATGTCATATTTTCTGCAAAACTTAATTGATTAAGGCTTGAGCTTGTAAAACTACAACTTGTGTCATTTCCAACTGACACACCATTTATAAATAATTTACTATCATTTTCTTTGTATCTTATTGCAACTTTATATTTACTATCTACTGTATATGAACCACCATTTATTCCAAATTGTTGTATGCCCCCATCATTTGCTAATGATAAAATATTTCCATTTTGCAATCTAATATCAATTTGTCCATTTGTTCCAGTATTATTTCTTACTTGATAAATTATTTGTAATGAGCTTATGTCTTGAGGAATAAATTCTAAATATAAAACCCCTTCTGATTGACCTATTATATAAGTAATATTTTGCTGATTACAAACATCTGCCACCCTCGTTACAGCACTACCAGAGGTAGGAATATACGATGTAGCGTAACTGCCTTGTTCTAATTGTGCACCCCATACTAAAAGTTCATCTCCAGCAACTGCTGGGTTTGGTATTTCAAAACCTCTAATAGTAGTTCCAGCACTTAAAGTGGCAGAAAAAGTAAATCTTTTCCATTCTCCAGTTATTGTTTGTAATGTAGAAGTAACTCCACTACCAAGAATTAATAAAAATTCTTTTCCTATGGTGCTTCCTATTCCTTTTACATATACTGAAATAGTATAATCTCCAGAACTAACCGCAACAGATTGATAAAAATAAGGGTCTGTATTTATTGCAGTTAATTTAGTTGCATTTTGTGTTCCATCTGGGGAAATTGCAAAATTATCTACAAAAGTTCCACTCTTTGGTGAAGAATTTGAAATTGCTTCTGAATATGTAAATAAATTAGTCCTACTAGGCTCTAACAATAAAGCACCTTTAGTATTTCCTAGAAAGTCTATTCTTGGTATTCCACTACCTACTGTTTCTATTAAACCAGACTTATTAACTGTTGTTCCACTTGATGCTCTTGTAAAGTCAAATGGTAGAGGTTTAAAGTTAGCGTTCTCGTCATTATACGCAAGAGCTGTTCCGTTACCAGTTGCCCATTGTCCATTACCAAATTTTAATGTATTAGCCATTGTATATTATGTTTAAGTTTAATTCGTTTACCATAGACACCCAGTTTCTGTATGATGTTAATGTTTCTAGTTCTGCATCTGTTAGTGCTGTATCGTAGCAGCCAAGTTCTTTTGTTTTAGCATACATATATGCTACTCCAGTACCTCCATCATTAAAACTTATTTCGCTTAATGTAGATTCTGGAAATGTACTCCCTAAAACAGATGCAGCAACGCCAAATCCGTTTATATAAAGCTCATAGTCATTAACTTTCCATTTTAAAGCAATTTTATTATAATTTGTTTGCGTTTGACCAGTTGCAGTTAAAAATATAGAAGAACCACCTACAACTATTCTACCTCCTATTTGATTAGAGACATTGCTAAAAAATATAGAAACTCTATTAGTAAACGAACCATCTGATATTGATAGATAACGAGCTGTGTTATCATCAGCCAAAGCACTTACATCAACAAACAATACTCCCTCACTATCATTAAACACTTCACTATTACCAGAGTTATTACAAGTCTCTGCTGCCCTTGTTACTGTTGAGCCAGATGTTGGTATGTAAGATGTAGGGTAAGAACCAACTTCTGCTTGTGCATATTGTATATAAATATTACCAGTTCCATCATCAGTATAAGTTGCTGTATTGTCATTTTCTGCTATTCCTATCTGGAATTCATAACCACCATCTTGGTTAAATACAGCGTTACATCTGTACCAACCATTTCCCATATTAAAAATTTCTGCACTAACAGCTTCGTTTGTTCCAATTATTCCGTTAGAAAGATTAAAAAAGACTCTTTTATTAAAATTGCCAGTAACCCCTCTTAAATATAGATAATCTCTTGTTCCTTTTTTAGCATAAACTGACAAAGATTGTGTTCCAGATGAAGCACTTACAAAAATTTTCTTTTCCCCACTACCACTATTTGCAGTTAATTTCCAAGCATTTGCGCTACCTCCTACACCAGTTTGATTACCAACAACACTTGTATTAGAAAGTGTCCAAGTTGTATCAAATTGATTAGATTGAACTAAACTATTTGTTCTACTAGGCTCTAACAAAAGAACACCATCAGCACTATCTGTATAGTCTATTCTTGCTATATCTTGCCCCATTGTTTCTATTAGACCATCTTTGTTTACTCTTGTTCCTATACTTGCTCTTGAGAAAGTAAAAGGCAAAGGCTTATAGTTGTTATTGATGTCGTTGTATGCCAAGACAGAATCTTCTTTAGCTGCCCATACTTTATTTCCAAATTTTAGTGTTTGTGCCATTAGTAATTTGTATATAATTGAGATGTAATCATTTCTTGTAATGATGTCCAACTTGTTAGTGTTTCTAATTGTGCGTCTGTTAATACTGAATCAAAGTATTGTAGTTCTCTAGTGTTTCCGTAGAAAGGGTCTAGTCCATCTCCTCTATTAAAATTTAATTGATTTAAAATACCACTTGCAAAAGTAGAGCCACTAGTATCTGTTAAAAGTTTAAATCCATTAATAAAAACATTAAAATCATTTTCTTTGTATTTAAAGGATATTTTATTGTATAAAGATGTATCGCTTAATGTGTATAATTTTAAAACTTGGTCTACATCACCTACTCTTACTCTAAAAACTAATTGATTATCTGTTGTTGAATGGTAAATACGAATATTATTTGCAATTGTACCATTACTAATAGATATTCCTTTAAAAGATGTATCATTAACAAAACTTCCCTCAAACATCAACACACCTTCTGAATCGTTAAACGTAGCTGCATTTCCAGAGCCAGTAGCAGATTCTGCTGCTCTTGTAATTGCTGTTCCATTAGTAGGAATGTAGCTTGTTGGGTAAGAGCCAGATTCTACTTGTGCGCCAAATACATAAATAAAGTCTCCTTCGCTATTTACACGATTTGCACCTATAGAAAATTGAACTTGTGGAGAAGTGTTTTGCGCTTGAACAACTGCGTAACATCTATACCATCCGTTTCCAAAATTTTCAATTCCACTATCAACATATGTGGCATTTGTTAATCCGTTTCCAGTAATTTCGCTAGTAGATAGATTGTAATTAAAAAACCTATCTCCAGTTGTTGTATCGTAATAAGTAATATTTAATATTGATTTATTGCCTTCTTTTCCAAAAATAGAAATTACTTGATTTGCGCCTATTACAACAGTTGGTCTTTGTCTAATCCAAGCAGAACCAGTACCAGCTATATTTCTAATAACTTTAGTGCCATTTAGAGTTCCATCTGGCGATGTAATAGAGTTGCTTACAGTCGCAAGGTTTACAGTTTCCCAATTAGTTGGTACAATTATATCCTCACTATAAGTAATTAAATTAGTCCTAGCTGGTTCTAAAAGGTAATGAGGACAATTAACTACTTTACCATTTAATAAGTCGTAGTCTAGTCTTGATTTGTTTCCTATTACTTCTTTTACGGATACGTTATCTATTGAAAGAGTTGTTGTTGTCGTTGTTGCTGCTATTTGTAACCTTGAATCATTTCCTCCGTCAGCATATCCTATATAAGTTCCGTTAGCAGTGAAATCTCCAAAATTTCCACCAGTACCTAAAAAGTTCATTCGTAAACTACCAGCTACATATCCAGATATTGTTACCTCTATTTTATAAGATTTTCCATTTACTAACCCAATATTTTGCACTAAATCAGCACCATTATTAGCTGCTGTTGCTATTGCTTTTCCTCCACTAATAGACCAACCAGTTGCTTTAGCCCAATCGCTATCATTATCAAAGTTTCCGTTAGTAACTAACTCGCTTCCAAATGCTCCTACTTCTTGTATAAATCCAGTTGGTGCTATTCTAGTAGCAGAACTATTACGAGTAAAGTCAAAGTCTCCTACTCCATCTGATGGGAGTACAGAATAAAACTTGTCTCCTTGTGCTGCTGGTATTAATGCTAATTTTGGTTTTGCCATTGTTTAATTTTTTATACGTCTAATATTTGTGTCTCGTGAATCCAATCTGCAATACATTTTACTGCTTCTACTTCTTGTCTTTCATTCATAGCAAATTGACTTCCAAAAAAGTCTGGTTTACCAATAACTGAAGGTGCTGTTTGTATAGCGTTTCCCCACCAAGTATAATTGTAATATAATCCCCAAGTTCCAGTATTCATTACTTTTTTGTTTTATAGTTATAATTTATTTCTATGTCTAGTGTGTTCGTTTGTGTCCACATATTTCTTTTTTAAGTATTGTACTAACTTTACAATATTCTCTTTTTTTTGTTTATATCTTATAATACCCATCCACCGAAATCTGCGTTAGAAGTGTCTGGATATGTATCATCTTGAGTGTTTGCATTGTACTCTGGATACGTATTTTGATTATATACCATAAAGTCTATAAAGTTATTAGTGTAAAATTGTGCTATATCTCTATATTTTTCTACTAAATAATCAACCTCATCTTTATCTACTGTTACACTACTTTCACTTGTGTGCTTATATACGCCACCATTAGCTACTGTATAAGCAGCAAAAGGCATATAGCATACTAATGCCCAATAAATAGTCATAGGCTTCACATAAGTCTCTAAAAGTGTCTTATAAGAAGCGTTAGCTGGGTCGTTTATAGTTCCAGCTATAATTAAAGCTTGTAACTTTTCTAAAAGTTTAGTTCCTAAATAATTTTGTACCTCTGTATCTTGTGCAATCTCTACCATATAGATAAACTTGTCTGGGTCTACATTACCAGAAAGTACAGAATACCTTTTAATGTCTTTAGTTGTTATAAATAATGCTTTTGCCATTTCTTATCTTATTTAGGGTATGCTCCTCTATTAGGCATATTCTCTGGCGCAATTCCAGCTTGTTTAGAACCTCTTGGGTTTTTCATATAACTTGAAGGAATACTTCTTGTCTTTTTATAGTTTCCTAAATTCTCTGAAGGCTCTGTATTGCTTTCTAGCCTATATAAGACCTTTTTCCATTTGTGTCTACAGTATATACCACCTTTGAACTTAAACAAGTCGTAAGATTGTCTATTATGCCCTAATTCTCTATTAACACCCTCTCTTGATGCTTTGTCAATGTCTTCTATTGTCCATACAATACCACTAGCTGCCATATTCATCATATTTCTACAGAAGTCTCTTGTTGAGCTACTTGCTTTTGATGAACCTATTGCGTAAGTGTATCTTATTTTATATAATCCGTTTTTAGAATCTAAATAACTAAAAGAACTTCCTTTTTTCTTGGAATCTATTTCATCTTTAAATCCTAACAAACCTTTAACTTTAGATAGTGTGCTTTTCTTTTCGTTTATTAAGTAATTTGCCCAATCCTCGTTGTCTATGTCGCTATCTTGGTCAATCTCATCAACAAATACATATTCTTCTGACATTTGTTCTCCACTCTCTGATAAATGACCTAATACATTTTCTACTTCATCATCATTCATTTTTATAGGTACGCAATTAGGTACTTTTTTACCATTTTTCATTTTCATACCATATTGCTCATATCCAGCTTGACAAGGTTTTTTTAAATCTACTACCTCATCGTGAGACTCACAAGGCATATAATAAACAACTCCATCTTCTTCGTGTTCGTGGTGTCCTTGACATCCTTGCTCTAAAGCTTTAGCTTCTGCTTCTTCTTTAGTTTTATATACATCTACTCCGTCTATTTTCTTTAGACTCATTTCATAACCAGTTTCTTCTTCTATGATTTCTTCATTTACTATATCAATATCAGTAAAATCAAGAGGTTTAAGAGTTTTAAAGTATAAATCTAATGCAATATCATTAACCGATAAAATAGCATCAATACACTCTATCACTTGGTCTTGAAAACAACGTATAACTATGTTGTCAAATAGTTGTGTAGCGTTTTTAATTTCTTCTGCATTGTTTCCTAGTCCATCATTACCTTCACGAATACCTAGAAGCATTGGAGATGTAACCCTATGACCAACGATTAGTTTTCTAAAGCACTCATCAGCTAAATACTGATAGTGTGCTGGTGCATCGTTTAAAGGAATGTCATCTATTGTAGTTTTAGATTCAGAGTTATTATTAAAAGCTACTATTACTTTCTCTCCTCTGCTTCCAGTTAATTTACCTAATACATCACTCTTAATAGATTGCATTTTTTCTGGGTCTGGTACTCCGTTGTTAAAATTAACGACTTTAGTGCCACTAAATCCATTTATGCAATCATTTATAAGGTAATCTCCTATTTCGTCCTCTAACACAGCGTAAGGCATCGCAGAAGACCAATCTGGACTACTATAATAGTACTTACCAGCTTCGTATGGCTTTAAAACATACATTTCTACACCATTTGCTTTACCAAATCCAAATGCTGGTATTCTTTCTGGCTTTTCTGTAGGTTTTAAGTTATCCCAATTGTTTGAGTAGTACCATCCTTCTATTTCTCCTTTATCGTTACATTTTTCAGCTCTTAAAGTTTCCATAGGGAAATGATACACTTCTTTTACTTTACCATCTTGATAAACTAATTGAAATGCTGCCATTCCTAGTACTTTGTAGTCGTTTATGAATTTTCTTAAATCAGACTTCTTAAATAGAGATATCATTTGAGCATATTGCTCTGGTCTTTTGTCTGCATCGTGTGCTGCAAGACCTTTTCCATAAATCATATTAGAAACCCCTATAGAAATTGCTCTACAAGTTGTTGAGTTGTTGTTTACATCAATTATGTAATTAAAGTAGTTATTATCTACTCCATATTGTACCCAATCTTTATTCTTTAACTCTACAACCTCTGGAGCTGTGTATGCTGCAAGTTTTGTTACGAAAAATTCGCTCATATTACTACGTATTCGTTAGTTGTTGCGTGTTCTGTATATACATTTTTATTAATACTATATGTACTAATAGTTTGGTCTGTACAAAATATGTTGTCTTTATAAACTACGCTTGTTCCATTTAAAACAGATAGTGTATAAAATGTTCCTTCTTTTAAGACTGGACTAAATATTACATTGCCCTCTAAATAGTATTTATTTGTAGCAAATGTTAAACCAGAGTATGTTACTGGTGTGTTTGTGTCTTGGTCTGTAATAACAATACTATCAGCAGAATATTCTCTAGGAATAAACTTTAATTGTTGCGCTAATGCACTTGTAGTTAGTATTATCATTAAAAGCTTTTTTAAATAACGAAAAAAGCACAAAAGTGTTTTATATAAAAAAAGGGTACTCCGAAGAATACCCTTAAATTAAGAAAAATGTATAAAAATTAAGTTCCTACTACAACAACAGTATTAGTAGTGTCTCCAATAATTGCAGAGTCTACAAAAAATGCTGGTTGTTTTTCAGTTCCAGTAAAAGTTATGTTATAGCCATTTAAATCTCCCATAGCTGCTCCAGTTGCTGTATTCACAGCACATTCACACCCATTTTCAATTCCAGCTAAAAAGTAATTCCCATTGTAATCTTGTACGATTACTTGAGGTCTACCATAACTTAATAATTTTAATTCTTTACGAGTTGCAAGGTCTTGTTTCTTTAAAACTATCGTTCCAGTTTGTGTCCAGAATGAAGTTCCATTTTCCCTTGAGTTCTCGTTTGTTTGTTCGAAAGAGTTAGCTCCTTTTAAGTCGTATTTGTAAAAAGTTAAAGGAGATGCAAAAGCAGTAATCTCATCATTAGTTCCAAATGTAGCAGTTCCTAATAAACCACTAGTGTAATTTGAGATGTAGATTGCTATTATCCCTCCAACCGAGTCTTTACAAGGCTCTAATCTTCCAGCAGTAATATCACAAGACATATGTTTAAGTTTTTTGAGTTAATAATATAAAGGGAGGTTTTACCCTCCCCTTATTTAGTTTAATTATCCAGCGTAGTAAACTACGTCAGCACCCACTCCTATTGCAGCAGCAGCAGTAAATCTCATTACAAGTCTTACGTTTTGACTTCCATCTAGTGGAGTCATATCAATTACTCTTACTTCGTTGTAATCGTTAAGTAATCCAGTTGCAAAGAAAAGGTTGCTAGATTGAGCAGCTATCATTGTATTATCTGACATTCCTCTACCTACAAAGATTGGAATTCCTCCGAAAGATAAACTTCCGTTGTTATACCATTGTGTACCTTTGCTATCAGAACCAGCAGCTCCAATAGTAGCAGTAAATCCACCTAAAGCTCTAATGTAAAGTTTTGCAGCTTTGTTAGATACGTATAATTTTAAATCTTCTTTTCCGTAAAGAGAATTTGGAATTAAATCCACAACTCTTTGCATTTCATCGATAATGTTAGCAGCAGTTAAAGTAACTGGCAAAGATACATCTAATACTGTTGCATCAGCAGCAGCAAGAGTTTCTAATCCATTGTATTCTCCAGCTTGTGCGCCACCTAAATTACCAGTCCAGATATTAGTTTCGTTTGCAGCAGCAACTTTAGATGCTACGTGTCCTACTAAATAATCAGCGAATGATGTAGGTAATCCGTTTGGATTAAATGCAGAATATCCCATTTGGATAGATTCCCAAGTGTT